GGAAAAGCTTCGAACCTCAAAATAAGGATCGTCGTCTAGCGTCGGGTATGGAATGGTCGTGTTAGGACCAAGGTCTTCAAGAATTTCTTTAAACCGTTTGTTAGTGATAAAATCACTGAAACCAAGGTAGTGGCAAAATGCGAAATCCTTACCTGGTTTAATGTGAACGTCTCCCTCGTAATCAATTCGGTGTCCCGTGAACGAGAAAACCGCAGAGGGGGCAGGGGAATGAGGCTGACCTCGAGGCCGATTTGGATAGTAGGTGTAACCACTGTTCGGCCTGTAATATCTCCATTCTTCGTGGAAAAAGTCGATTGGTAAATGATGAGGCGTAGGTCTTTGAGAGTGGGCTGGAATATGGAGGTACAAAGGAGTACCGGTAACAACCAGCGAGTCACCAGAAGTCATATGACGGACAGCAGCGACGTTCTCTTCATAAGCACGGTAGGAATCGACACGACGAGTAACAGACCCAATAATCTGCGGAGGGGCAGACTCAGTCATATTCGTCTGAACTGGAGATGGCATATAGCGGAGGTGCCATGAGCCAGAGTTGGCGTAGAACATGGGCGCAAAGAAGTCGACCCAGCTCATTGTAAGGTAGTTAGAATAGTCAACGTGATGGTAGGTGGATGTAAGCCTTGATGGAGTATAGGCATTAGCTCGAGATTCATCGGTGTAAGATCGCTTAGTAACTATCGATCGAGCTAGCGGTGCACACTGTCCCTCAACAGTGTCCGCAATGTGAAATCGCACCTTGGCGACTGGAATCAGCCGCGTGATGTAATCAACAAGATCACGCTGACGACACGTAACATTAACAAGCTTCTCGGCGAGAATTGGCATAAAATGCTCGATCAGCTTGTTAGCCAACTTGACGTTTCTTTCTTTTAACATCCCTATTAGTGTTGTCCACTTAATCAATAGTTCTCCGACGGCGGGGGCATCCGGTGTTGCGCAATTCTCGATCATGGTGTTAATCAAATCGTAAAAATTGGGGGATGCATCATACGCCAAGCGTAAATTCTTAAACTTTTCCCGATCGAAACCCTCGTAACACTCTACCGCGGTGAGGATTGCAGATCTTGATAAAGTTATCCATCTCATGACTTTGTCAAACCAATAATCTGAACAAAGAGCATGCACGCGGCCACCAGCGACCAACACTTTGTCGGAAATGTGTCGGGTCGGAACAAGGGTATAAGACCTCTGAACGTAATAAGGAACAGTCTCCATACCAATGAAGCTAGAAACTTCACAATCGTGGTAGGATAAAAAGCCCTGCATAACGACATCAGGGTTAACGCTCATGTTGACAGAGGCGTTAAACACAGAGATAGCCAGTTGAAAATGGCCATCCCATCCGTTATGCATGAAAGCTGGAGGCTGGTCCCATGTGATCTCATTGGAGTCAGAGAGAGTATACTCTTTTATTTCGACCCGAGACGCCTCCCGATTCTCGTTTGGAATACTAGTAAGCGGAAGGACGCCAGTGGGGGAGTACATAAGGCGGACGGTGAATTGGTGGAACTTCGTCTTATTGAATTTTAGCCGAAGTCGAATCCTGCAGTGAGACTCGGCAAAGTTCGACTTAAAAGCAGCCCACGGGCTGAAATATTTATGGCTGCCGGCATGCGGGCTTGTAACGTTGTCGATGACAAGTTTTCCACCCGGCATATTGTCTCGATCGCCAGCATTCATATCAGCGGGAAAATTCAAAATGCGTACGCAAGACGAGTTCGTGCCTTCATCAACAGCAAGAATCTCGAACCCAGTAAATTC